AGTCCATCTTCTAATGCCAACCTTGCATCTTCCGATTGATCCGGGAACAGCATTCCAATTCATAGTGATTTTTTCACCTTTCTTGCGCTGTCCGATAGCTGTAAAGAAAGCACATAGCATACCTTCGGTCTTAGAATGAAGAAATAGATTATGCTTGATGATCGTTTCTCCTTCCTCTCCTTGGATTTTGATATGTACAATTGCCTTGTTGCACGGAGGAAGCTTATCGCTGCCATTGTGCCTTGCACGTTCAAAATTAATTACTTCAAAATCATAATCACCCTCCGGAAGTATCACATACTCCGGGCCATCGTTTTCAATTTGGTCATCCCAACCGAATTCTCTCTCGATACTCATAGTCATATGTCTCCTTTTCTAATAATTTAGTTAAATGGTATTTCATCCGGATCTGCCGGTATAAACTTACCGCTCTTTAATCGCATATCTTTTATCATTCCGAATACTGCAGTCCAAGCTCCAACAAGGCATCCGGAAATAAACCCTGGATCATAATTTTCAATAGGTGTATCTATTGGGTAATACCCTCTATTAGCTACTACAGCCTGTATTTCTTCGACAGTAACATTATTCGCTATCATCAAGTCCGCAAGAGGTTTTGGTACACCATTTATAAGTTAAGTAGCTGGCTTAGGAGCAGGTTCAGGAGGATTCATTTTGTCTTGTAGCGGGTCCTTTTCTTGCTGCTTAGGTGATTCTGCAACAGGAGAAGATTTTTCAGACTCGGCTGGTTTCTCGGCCTGCTTAGTCTGAACTGGCTGGTGCACGTCTGTACTTATTGTTCCTGAAGGAATGCAATGCGCAATTGCCTGATATTCTAATGGTAATTCATCATCAAGGTCATGCCGGTTCTTAGCATCCCAACAGGAATGATGAGTGGTATACATTACTCTTTTACCACCTTGAGCTTTATTCTTACCCTTTTGAGCTCCCTGTCCATCAACATTAACCACATAGGTCTTATAGTTAGCGAACAGTACTATATCAGCCCATTCCTTTAGCAGTGGTGCCGTTTTCTTTTCAAGCTTTAACTCCCAGCGGTCATAAGCTCCAAGTTCATCCGGCTGTTCAAACTTTCTCATTTGCGCATGAGCAGTAACCACAACATTGATTCCGCGCTCTATCAGTTCCTCAAGAAGATTAAGAAGACGTCCAAACTCTTCCTCAAGATAGACATATCCTTTGCCATACCCAAAGTCCTCAATTCCTGACTTTTGAGACTTGGAGCAAATATGTTCTACACATAAGCGTTCAGCCCAATCCGCTGTATCGACCACTAGCGTCTTACATTTGTTTGGGTTATCTTTAAAATACTTGACCTGCTCAAATAACATGGTCCAACTTGTAGGTTTAGGAGTTCTGGCTACATTCAGCTTCTTAGTACTTCCTTCGGTGTCGATAAAAACCGGATCCGGGAATTTTGAAGCAAAAGTTGACTTACCGATTCCCTCGGGACCATATATAACTACTTTTTGAGCACTATTGATTATTCCTGTGATAATATTCATTTAAAATTCGCCTGCCTTCCATATTGGTTTATTATCTGTTTCAGGCTCAGGAACTTCCTGACCTGCTACATATCCATCCTCAATAATGATGCTGCATTCATCACCGGTGCTCACTCTGGTAGCGATAGCCTGAAGTCCTTCCTGTTCTAACCATTGTCCGAACTCTCTCAGGGTATCCAGATCCAGCTGTTCAAGCTTGTCCAAAAGGACAAAACCACATTTAGGATTAAGCTTACGAACAATAGCAGTGGATACTTTAAGCTGCTCTGAACCACTCATACAATCCCACTTCTTACCGTTGTAAGTCAGCTCTCCATCTTCAACAGATAAGCCAGGTAAAGGAAGGTTCGCTCCCTTAAGCAAGTCAATCTTGGCCTGTCGTACGGAATTGATTTCACCGGTAAGCCGGTTATAATGCTCTTCATAGCTTTTTGCATCTTCCTCAGCTTTATCTTTATCAAGATTAGCTCTTACTTTGCGGTTAATCTCTTCAATGTTGGCAATGTTAGCCTCTAACTCTACAGTGCTCTCATCATGCAAGTTTTCAGCTGACTTTCTAGCTATCTCAAGGTCAGATAATGCTATTTCTAGCTGCTTTTGTAATTCATTAATTTGATTAGTAAGACTGGTAACCTTTTCCGCTATACGCTGTAGATTTTGTCTCTTGCGCTGATTTTCACCGTTCCTTGCCAGGATATCCTGCTGCTGTTTAATTAGTTCTGAAACTGATATCAAGTCCTTTGGTGCATCAGTATAATATGGCTGTTCCTGGGCAAACTTTTTCTTCTGATCAGCTATCTGACCGACAGCAAGTCGCTGATTATAAAGAGTGGTTTCCTTTTGCTCAAGTTCGATAAGCTTATCTCCTACTCCGATTATTTGAAGCAATGTATTGGCTTTTTCCTTGTTGGATGCCTGCATAAACTTTGGTAGGTCTAAAGCAAGCTGCTCAACAAATTCATTCAGGAGCTGCTGGCCACCTTTCTGCCCATTAGGGTCAATTACTTTAAGGTCACTGTTTTTACCTTTTCGCTCAACAATCAGACCATTGGACATAACTATATGTAAATTAGGCGGAATAACTGACCCTTCACGCTGCGGATTTGATGGACGGTACTTTTCACCGCCCAAGGCCCAACAAATAGCATCTAATACAGATGTCTTTCCTTGATTGTTCTTGCCACCGATGACGGTAAGACCATTAGCCGTGGGCTCGATTTTTACTGCTTTAACACGTTTTACATTTTCGATTTCTAACTTATTGATTTTTATACTCATGACTTACTCCTTCCTGGCTTCCCTGTATGCCTCAATAGCGCATTTACGGCAAATATGCTTATTACCAATCTTAATAAGGCTCTTCATCTCTCCGCAGTGTACACATTCCGGCTTTGCGGGTGTGTACGGCTTCAGGATGATTGCATTATCATCCGTATAAATCTCAAATGGCTGCCTATCATCTGCTCCAATGGTCCTTCTTAATTCTATAGGTAGTGTAATTCTACCCAGTTCATCTAACCTTCTTACAATACCTGTGTTCTTCATATAAATCGACCTCCTAATCTATCGCCCGACACACATCCCTGATGATGGCTATACCGGAATCCATGTGTATGTTTACTAACTTGATCCCACCACTCTCATAGTGGATAATGACTGTATCCTCATGATCGTTTCTGCTCGCAAGCTCAAGTTCGACTACCTCTGTCCGGGTTAACCTCAGTGTTTCTGCCAAGCTACTCACTAGCTGTTGCTTTGTTACTCCCTGTTTCATGTTGACCTCCTTCAATATTTGGCTTATAATAAGCCTAGGTTAATTTGTTATGCGCCCTGAGTGAGTTGCAGCTCCTTAGGGCTCGTTTTCTTTTCCCAGCACAGCGCGGACACTCGTATCCGCTGCCGGGTATTTTGCGCTGCAGGCTGATGTGCCATAGCAGCCCGCATATAATGCAGCGCTTAGTTCTGGCCAACGCGATCACCTCCTTGACTTTCAAATCCAGTAACTTGTCCGTCCTCGATTATCACTCCCCATCCGCGCATCTCATATGCATCAAGGCAGTCTTGGATAGTAATGATGTCATAGTTCATAACTTTCACCTTCTTTCTATTTATGGCAAATTGTGGTATAATCTCCTTATCAGCTGGGGAGCTGAATTACAAATGAAAGGAGAAAAATTTAATGGCTAATACTAAACAAACATCTCAAAGAGCTGCTTCAGCAGCATCCAAGGTTTTACGTGACGGACGCACTAGCGCTGCCTCTAAAACAGCAGCAGGAAGCGCATTATCACAAACACCTAGAAAGAAAAAGTAAAACCATCTTTTAGTATTTGGTGCAGGGCCACTGCAAGACCTTGCACCATTTGCTCATTATTGGCAAGATCATCAAACTGCAATTGATCACAAATTCCGTGAATTATTTCATGCAAAAGTGTTATGTTCTTCTTCTCCGTAGATAAAGACTTATCAATTTTTATTTCCTGCGTTATGTAATTAATCTCACCAGCTCTAAGTACTTCTTTGTTCACTACATCAACTTCTTTAATTTCATACGTAAGACCTAAAATGTTAATATTTTTCATAGGTCTGTACCTCCTTTCTTTTCATTAAGCTTGTCCACCGGTTACCGCCTAGGCGGTTTTCTCAGTTGTAGGTACATATCCGATAGTCCTTAATGCTCTATCGTTAAGAGCTAATCCAATTTCTTTACGCTTGGGTTCAGGTAAAGAATCCCATAATACAAATTCACCATTAATTTTTATATAAGCTCTTACTATTAAATCCTTTGATCTGTTTCCCATGCTTATCACCTCGCTTAATCATATGCACCTACGGTTGTTCATGTTTCTGGTTTATTACTTACGTGTTGCGTAAGTCATGGTTAAAAAAAATAGTTCCCGCCTTTTCAGGACAGATTTCTAAAACAGAAACAAGCCTATCCATAACATGAGCTGATGGCTGTTTACGCCCACGTAACACCCTAGATATAGTATCCCTGCTTAATCCCGTTTTCTCTGACAACTCGGTAATAGTGTTAATATCCTTTTCTACCATCAACTTTCTAAGAGCCTTAGTATCTGTCTTATATGTGTTTGGCATTCTCATTCTCCTTTCATAACTTACTTGTTGCGTAAGTCCATATTAGCACCATATCTTGTATATGTCAATACGTATTGCGTAAGTTTTTTTATCTTTTGCAAAATATTTGTTGCATTATGCGTAAGTTAATGATATAGTAATTATTGTAAATTCTTTTAGGAAGGGGTTATTTTATGGCATTATTAAACGAAAGGTTAAAGGAAAGGAGAATAGCAGCTGGCATGACTCTTCTGCAAGTAGCAGAGCTATTAGGTATTAAGGAAGCTACGATGCAAAGATATGAAAGTGGTGAAATAAAAAATATTAAGCATGAAACTATAGCAAAATTAGCGGAAATATATAAATGCTCTCCTGAGTATTTAATGGGATGGTCAGACAGTTTATATAGAAACAAGACTAAAGATGGTGAAGCAACTTTAATTGAAACTGTTGCCGCTCACAGGGACGTAGAAGATTGGACACCTGAGGAATTACAGAAGATTGAAGAATATAAGCAGTTGTTATTAGCAGCTAGAAAAAATAAAAAATAGTCATACTTTGTCTGCTAATGCTTGTATAATTTGCTTACGATTTAATAAGAGGGTGATATTGTGACCTACGAAGAATTACTAATTGAATATAATGACTTAACTATAATAGAATCCGACCTGAGTAAAGTAGATGGCTTAAAAGGACTATATATTAACGGGTGTATTGCTATTGAAAGAAAATTAAGCAATACAGATAAAAGCTGCATACTCGCTGAAGAGATAGGGCATCATTTGACCACTGCGTTGTTAATAACAGAAAGCAAGAACATAAAGCTCGAATGATAGCATATGATATTCAGATAGGATTATCTGGTATTATTGATGCCTACGAAGTTGGATGCACTAGCTCTTATATGATAGCTGATTATTTAGGTGTATCTGAACTATTTTTACACGATGCAATAAACGCATATCGCAAAAAATATGGTATATATGCTAAGTCAGGTAATTACATAATTTATTTTGAACCATGTCTATGTGTTATGAAAATATTAGCATAAAAATCCATAGAGGTGATTTTAATGAAGGAATTAAGCGATACTTCTGATATAAAAGTCGGAGCCCTTTATATTCGTGTTAGCACTGATAAGCAAGAGGAGTTGTCTCCGGAAGCTCAAAAGCGCATCGGAATAGAATATGCTAAATCAAATGGCATATTTATTCCCGAAGATAATATTTTTATTGAAAGCGGAATATCCGGCAAAAGAGCAGATAAGCGTCCTATGTTTCAGCAAATGATTGGATTAGCAAAATCTAAGGACCATCCCATAGATGTTATACTCGTCTGGAAGTTCTCACGCTTCGCCAGAAACCAGGAAGAAAGCATTTTATACAAGTCATTACTTAAGAAAAACAATGTAGATGTTATAAGTATCTCAGAGCCCTTAATTGATGGCCCTTTTGGAACATTAATAGAACGTATCATAGAGTGGATGGATGAATATTACTCAATAAGATTAGCCAGTGAAGTAACCAAAGGCATGACCGAAAAAGCTTTGAGAGGCGGATATCAAGCCCGCCCTCCCCTTGGATATGCAATAATGCGTCCAAAAGAACCTCCTGCAATCGTTCCTGAGGAAGCTGAAATCGTAAAAACAATCTTTAATAAGTATGTGAATGAAGGTATGTCATTTTTTCAGATTGCTCGTTATCTAAATGATTTAGGCTTTAAGACAGAAAGAGGAAAGAACTTTGAACGCAGAAGCATTGAGTATATTATTCAAAACCCTACTTATATTGGTAAAATTCGATGGAATAGAAAAGAAAATGCTACAAACCTTATAAAACCCAAGGAAGAATGGATTATTCAGGATGGATTACATGAACCTATAATATCTGATGAGCTGTTCGATCTTGCGCAAAAAAGGTTTAACAGTGAATATACTCCAAGAAAATCAAGACCTTCGGCAGAATATAAGCATTGGTTATCCGGTGTAATAAAATGTGGTACTTGTGGACGTTCATTAACAGCTTCTAAAGTTCCTCGCAGTCGGTTTATGCATTTTAGATGCAATGGATATACGAAGGGTAAATGCAAGACAATAAACTCAATTTCAGAATCAATATTAATACCTAAGATAT